GGCACTTTGCCTTTAGCTTAATAAGAGTTTAAACTCTAACAATACAGCCCACTACTTAGCGGTGGTGGGCTTTTTTTTTACAATGGACATAATCACAAAAAACACAACCAACTATATTTATACTAATATCTCTAACGAGGTTGAGTATTCCTATTTCACTATGACCATTGAAGCGGCTGAGTATAAGGTAAACGCTACTTTAGAAGCACCGCAAGGCATAAACGGAAGGTATGTATACTTTATCTTAAAAGACGGAGTACAAGACCTTGCAGATGCCACAATAGACCTCCCAAACAACGGAGACTATCCATATAAGATTATAAACGCCACTACTTTGGGCGGAACTACGGGTATTGAGATACACCGAGGTATATTAAGATTAAAACAACCGCAAGAAATAGTATATTCGTATACAAATCAGGAAACGACCATTATTTATGAATAATAACGCAATAATAACCGAGTTTGCATCGGCTGAAATACCTAAATTCTTAGAGAAAAAAAATCAAAATATAGTTTATTTTGGAGTAGATAATATTTACCCCTTTGAGCTGATTGATTTATACAACGATAGCAGCACTCATAACGCTATAATTAACGGTAAAGTAGGTTATACGGTAGGTAACGGCTTGTATTCTGAAGACTTAGCTACTAAAAAATGGCTTAGTTTTGCTAATATTGACGAGGATTGGACTTCGCTACTCAAAAGAATCTCTTTAGACTACGAGATTTTTAACGGATACGCTATCGAAGTTATTAAAACGGGGGTGGGCAACCAGTATCACCACATAGATTTTGCTAATATACGAGTAGGATTAGACGGAGGCTTGCAATATTCGGACGAATGGATAACCGATAAAGGCTTAAGAAACGGTAAACCTAAAATACAATACTTAGATAGGTACAATCCAAAAGACCAAGAGCAAAAGAGAGGCGTAATTTACCACGTAGACTACAGACCAAACTTAAAGTATTACCCTTTGCCAGTTTACGTAGGCTCTTTAGCTGAAATTAAGACAGACGTACAAATAGGCGATTACTGGTTAAACGAGGTTAAGAACGGCTTTGTAGGCGGTACGCTTATTCAGCATAATAACGGAGTACCTGAGACTCAAGCAGAGGCTAAAGAGTTTGAGGAGACTTTCCAAGAGAAATTCGGCAAAGCTACCGGTACTAAAATAGTTCACCTATTCGCTCCTTCTAAAGAGAACGGTAGTGAGATAAGTAACCTAAACGGAAACGATTTGCACGAAAGATACTTAGAGATGAGTAATAGAGTTAAGGAGTCTATCTTTATCGGACACCGAGTAACTAACCCTATTTTATTTGGAGTAAAAGAAGCTGGGCAGTTAGGAGCAAGAAACGAGCTGGACTTAGCATACGAGATATTCACAAATACGTATATCGCTGAGAGACAAAATACCTTACTTAGAACGATTAAAAAATTAGCGTTTTACGAGATACAAAAAACGGATATAGAGATTATACCTCTTAAACCTATCGACACCGTAGACCTTACCTCTGACATTATTTTAGCTAACCTTACTCGTAGCGAGATACGAGAACTAATAAACCAACAGACGGGCTTAGAATTAGCCGAGGAGGTAGCCGCTCCAGTTGCTCCAGTAGCTTTATGCTCGCACTTTGCGGATGATAGCGATATAAGCCACTTATTTGATAACATAGGAGTAAGCGAAGACGATTACGAAGAGATAGGAGCTTTCGATATTCACTTTGATAGTGACGGAAGCCCTATGGAGTTTGCTACTACTGGGCAAGGTATAATACAAAGAGTACTAAAAGCTATTTTAACCAATCCTTTAATACAAGCAAGCGGCATAAGTAGTGCTTTAGAGTTGACCTTTCCTGAGTTAATTACTTCGATAGGAATACTAAAGGACTCAAAGCTAATCGAGATTACGGGAGAGGCTATTGAGCTAACCCCAACGGGTAGGAAAGTAGCTGAGGTTATAGACGTTCCTCAAACAGAGGTAAAATACAAATACACTTTAAGAAGTGACGCTCCAGCTTTGAAAACTGAGTCAAGAGATTTTTGTCGTAAAATGATGAGCAAAAAAAAGCTTTACTCTAAAGCCGAAATAGAGCTTTTAAGAAACGATATGAAGACGAGTAGTATTACAGACGTTACAGACGTTTGGTTAGCTCGAGGAGGCTGGTATAGAAAACCTGATACAGAGACAAGTATTCCGTATTGCCGTCACATTTGGAAACAAGTTATAGTTAGAAAGAAATGATTTTAATAGTAAGCCCAGCCTTTGTCAAAGAAAACACCGTTTTAAACTATAATGTTGATGACGGATATTTAAAGCCGCTAATAGATAGCATACAAAATACCTTTGTCAGACCTATTTTAGGAAGTGCTTTATTTGACCAGGTACAAACTCAAATACAAACTAACACCGTATCTAACCTTAACGAGATACTAATCAAAGAATATTTAAGAGATGCTTTAAAATGGGAGGTTTGCCACAAGTATACAAGAATAGGTACGTACAAGCTAACTAATAAAGGAGCGGGTACGCACTCAGGAGACAACTTTAGTACTTTATCTCAGCAAGAGCTTGTAACTGCAAAGAATATCTTTAAGGATAACGCAGATTTTTACAGACGTAAACTAAAATTATACCTAAAAGCTAACGAGGACTCTTACCCACTTTATAAGACTCCGCCAACTGGAGACGATGTAGTAAGACCTGAGATGGACACTCAATGGCGTAGTCAGTTTATCCTATGAAAACTTTAACGATAAAAAATATCTTTAGTATAATGCAAGGCATAGCGTCCGAGCATCCGCAAATAAATACTATTTTAAAAGGTAATATTTGGGACGTAGATTTGACTAAAGATGTAACTGGAGTTTACCTAATTTACGACGTAGTAAGTATAGCACCTAACGGCTTTAATGGTATTGACTACTCCTTAGACCTTTTTATATGCGATAACGTTACAGAGCTTAATACTGCTACTAACGAGGTGAGCGTACAAAACGAGTGTAGCTTAATAGCCTTAGATATTATGGCAATATTTGAGAACTACAATAAAGCAGACTGGGCGGATAAAGACTTAAACGTAGTTTTAAATAAGACTTGGAGTATTCAGCCATTCGCTGAGAGGTTCGATAGCTTATACGCTGGAGCTGCGATTAATATGTCCCTTAGTAGCTCGTATTCTTACGCAAGATGCCAGCTACCTGTAGAGCCTTGGATACCAATTTTAAACGCTTACAAAAAAAGAATAGAGAACGAGGCTTGTTTAATAGAAAATATACAATACCTAATCTCTAATTAGCACGATAACACAATTTAAAATATATATATAAAATGACCACTCAAGAACTTCAAATCTCAAGAAACGGACAATATTACGTAAGCGGTGACGTTACTTTTACGGCTGCTCAGGAAGTAGCATACTTAGTAGTGAACGAGGCTGCGGTATTCGCTAACCTTACAGACCAAGCAGACGCTAACTTAATAACTCAAAGCAATATAAGCGGAGTAACTTTATCGGCTGGTGTAATTATAGCACCTAAAGGAGGCTCTTTTATCAAAAGAGTTAATATGACAAGCGGAAGCGTCTTAGCTATTTTTGCATAATGTACGGATACGGGTACCAATATAGCAACGTATTAATAGGCGGTAGCATAGCACCCGTAATATTTGCTGCGTATAGACAGAGAGTTATTGCCGATAGCGGCATAGTAGAGAATAGCACTTGTGCAATTAGATTTTTAAATGAAATAATATGAGTTTTTACGACGACGCCAGCCTCATAATGTACCCTTCGGGCTACAAAGAGGACAAAATATATAGTTTAAAGCCAACCGATGGAAGTGGCGATTTAACCTTTACAAGAGCAAGCACCGCAACAAGGGTGAATGCTGAGGGGTTGATTGAGAAGGTGCGGACAAATTTAGCTTTGCACAGCGAAGATTTGACTAATGCTGTTTATGTTATTCAAAACGCAACAATATCTGGTAACACTACTGCTGCGCCTGATGGAACAACTACCGCAGATACTTTTAATGAAGGTAGCATAACAACTGCACATCGTTTTTATCAGCAGTTTACCATAACCGCAAACCAAGATTACGGCTTTAGTTTTTTTGCTAAAAAAAATACACTTGATATTGTCCGTTTAGTCGTTAACGATTTAAACGAAAACTTTCGATGGTTTGGGGCGCAGTTTAATTTAACAAGCGGAACAATCACCGCAACGGCTACTGGTAGTGCTGGTGGGGCAACGTATATTAACGGCTCTATTGTAGATGTTGGAAATGGATGGTATCGTTGTTCTATTAACGGAACAATAAACGCCACGACTGCTTTGTGTTTTGTTCATTCAAGCACTTCTACCGCAATCACATCCTCAGATGACAGAGGCGGCATTTCATATACTGGTACAAGCAGAACATTTTTTGGCTGGGGATTTCAGCTTGAAACGGGCGTTACTACCGAATACATCCCCACCACCACCGCAGCGGTAAGCGTTGGAATGACTGCAGACGTACCCCGAATAGACTATACGGGGGGAGGATGCGGCTCTTTACTTTTGGAGAAGCAGAGTACGAATTTGGTTCAATATAGTGAGCAGTTAGATAATGCGGATTGGTTAAAAGCTGACAATGGTTCAGCAAGTACGCCCGTAGTTACGGCAAATTATACTACTTCGCCCGATGGAACGCAAAATGCGGATAGAGTGCAATTTTCAAGAACGGGAACAACAGATAGCGACTATTCATTGGTAACATCAAACCTGTGCAATTTGAACTTAACTGGCACAGCAACAATATATGCCAAAAGTTTAACATCATCCACACAAAATTTATTATTATATTGGGGCAATGGTGAAGGTAGTGTTTTTCAAGTTACAACACAATGGACAAGAATAACATTAAATAATTTGTCAGCGGCAACTCAACGCATATTATTTGGAACTCGTGGAGGAACGGGGAATTATTATAATGGTGGCGATTTGTCGCTTGATGTTGCAGTTTGGGGTGGACAAGTCGAGCAAAGCAGTTATCCCACTTCCTACATCCCTACCGTTGCAAGTAGCGTGACAAGATTGGCTGATACGGCTTTTAAGACGGGGATAAGTTCGTTGTTTGGTGCTAACGCTGGCACAATCTACTTTGAAACGATATACTATCCCGAAACAAACACAGGTGGCGGTGAGCGTTTTGTCTTTGCCCAAGAAGATACAAGTGCTGGTTTTATTCGTTTATGGCAAGATTTAGTGGGTGGCAACCAGCAATTACGTATGTTAGTCAATGATGGCGGCACGCAGCAAGTTAATGCAAGCGTTAATGTTAGCACTTTTTTAAGCACCACGCAACCTTCGGCAATTAAATGGGCAATGGCTTATGAGGCTAACCGATTTGTAACATACATCAACGGAGTTCAGAGAATGATTGATACAAGCGGAACTGCGCCTACTATTAGTGAAATTAACTTTAATAATACGTTTCAAACCTTAATGCCTTTGGCTCAAGCATTGGTTTTCCCTACTGCCTTGAGTGACGCCCAACTTGAAACCCTTACTACAATATAAATTATGACAAAATATTCAAAATACGAATTTACAGACCTTGCAGAATGGTCTAAATTCCAAATAAAGCTACAAGTAAAGACAACCGATTTAGAAGGTAACGAGGTTTACAATTACAAAGATGTTGCGGTAGTGGAGTTAGGGCATATATGCAAGGCATACGAAGTAAACGAAGAAGGCTTTCAAGTATGCTCAGACCTTGCCACAACTTGGGCGGTGGATATATTATGGTTTAGAACACCTTTAGTGTCTTTTAAGCCCTTTGAAGTGTTCCCGAAGCCTACCACACAACTTCACATCATTGGAGGCTATGAGGCGGCTTATTTCAAGTCTTATTGTGAGGCTTATCCAGATAGTGAACTTTGCGTTATTCCTGAAGTAAATGAAGCTTTACCTGAGTAGCGTAGCAACGGCTTTGGTATTATTCTTTGCTCCTATAAAGGGCATAATTTTAATGGTGGCACTTGCTACTATTATAGACACTTGCTTTGGAGTGTGGAAATCTAAGAAATTAGGAGAGCCTATTACGAGTAAATTGTTTAGGAATGGGCTTGTACCTAAACTCGTTAGTTATATAGCAGTAGTGATGCTCGTATATGCCTCTGACGTCTTTATTATAAACGCTTTAACCAAGAGTGTAGTAAGCGTAGAGTTTATAGCTACAAAGGTAATCGCCTTAGTATTACTCTCTATCGAGGTTAAGTCTATGGATGAGTCTTGGGTAAAAGTTAAGGGTTATTCGTTTATTGATAAAATTAAAGCTATCATTGTAAAGCTAAAAGACGTAAAAAAGGAACTATAATGGATTACTCAGTAACTTTCTCTGCTCACTATCCTCACGATAGATTTGCTATTGGCTGGGAGTATATTGCTCCGCAAAAAGAATACAAATACCATACTTTAACTATTTACCTTTTTATTGTCACCATAAATATAGATTATGCGCCCCATTAACAAAGTTATTATCCATTGCTCCGCTACTCCTGAAGGCAGAGACGTTAAGGTAGATACTATCCGCAAATGGCATACAGATAAAGGCTGGAACGATATAGGATACCACTACGTTATAGAATTAGACGGACAGATACAAGCTGGTAGACCAGTAGAGCTTTTAGGAGCGCATTGCATCGGTCAAAACAAATTTAGTATCGGTATATGCTACGTTGGCGGTATGGATAAGAAAATGACTAAGGCTAAAGATACTCGAACTAAGGAGCAAAAAGAATCTTTGATAAAGCTAATCGCTGATATACGCAAAAAGTACCCTATACTAAGCGTTAACGGTCACAACGAGTACGCTGCGAAAGCTTGCCCAAGTTTTGACGTATCTAAAGAGGGTTATTAATGCAAGAAAATGACCTCTTCGAGTGGTTAGAAGCAAATATCTACTTTGACTTATTAAAGTCTAAAAATCAAATGAGCCGCTGGGATTGTTACTCTCCAGCCGCAAAGCATCGAATAGAGCTGAAGTGTAGAAAGACTCATTACGACACCTTACTACTCGAAAAAAAGAAGTATGACGCTATGATAGATGAGACTGCTAAACACTCAGATGCTGCTATCTATATAAACTCAACTCCTAAAGGTATCTACCTATTTAACCTTCACGATATAACACCTTATTGGACAACTCAATATATCAGAGCTACGACGGAGTTTGGCAATAGCAACCGAATAGCTAAAGAGGTTATGTACTTAAACGTATTCGACTCTCGGGTACTTACTACCTTTTAATCTGCCTGAATTTTTCCTAAAACTTCATTCACTTGTTTATTTTTAGGAATGTAATTGTATAAACCCAAACCAATAAGTAAACTTTTTTTGTAAAAATCCAAACCAATCTTTAGTTCCAAATATTTGCTAAATAAGTAAACTGCCGTTTTATAGTGCAATTGCGCCCATATTTTAAGCATTGCGCCTATAAATGATACCAAAGCGTGACAAATCTTCACTACTTTGCGTCACAATATTTGCTAAATTTGTGACGTTTACTCCGACATTATCCGAATTAACAGCCTTAATGTGTCATAAATCCTACATTAAAGCATATAAAAGTACCTTATACTACACTTTAAAGTGCAAATACGTATAATACCGCATAATTACGTATCAAAAGAGCTTTTTACTGCACTTATTAAAAAATAAGTTTACTAACATTCCAAGTTTTACCAATTAAAATTAAAGCTTCTTTTAAGTCTGAGTCTTTAGTTATCCAAACACCTTTATAGTAAGACTTCTCAACTCTGCAAAGCCTTAAAGGTATATTGGAGTTATCCTCTGTAAAATTATGTACCACTTTTAGTACTATACTTTTATCGGTATGCCAAGAATCACAAAGACGCTCTAATAATAAACGCTGCCCAGTTGGTATGTCGTTACCTATACGCTTAACCTCTATTAAAATTAAAACCTGGTTATCGAACTCTAATACTGCGTCAATATCTGAAGGGTGTATTTTGCCATTTTGAATACCGCTAAAATCAATAGCTTGCTTTACTTGCTTGCTATTCCTAATTAAGCTCATAAAGCTATAAATAAAAACAGAGTTACAATAGTAATAAATGATATAGTACGATTAGTTCTTATTTGAGTCTTTTGCTTTTCGTTATCTAAATGCAGACCCATATTCTCAGCGTCAATAGCATATACAAGCGATTGTAGAGACTCTATATCTTTTTTGGAACTATCTATTACCTCGTATAGTAAAAGCTCTCTAGCGTGGCTTAAATGAGCTTGTTCTATTAAACTATCCTTTTGCAGTAGCTCAATATAGACCCTATCCATTTGAGGAATAGTTATGCAGATAGTCGTATCTCCAGCCTCATCGATTAATACGGTCTGCGAATAAGCTAATTTTGTTAGTAGTAGAAGACTGGCGATAATTGCTAATTTTTGTTTCATATTTTATTTTAATTGTATCAGATTTTAACTTAATTTTTTCTATTTTTTGGTAGATAGTATCGGTGTTACTCAGAATAATAACTCTTGGAGCTGGCAAAGCTTTTTTTTGCTTAGACATATTTACCAAAGTCATAATAAATAGCGTAGCGGATATGGCTACTATTAGTGTTAGCTTTATATTTAGTTTCATTTTTCTATGGTTAATTCTCCGATAGGAGTGGCTAAAATATCTAAGTCTATGTTATTGTGAACTACATTCCAGTTATGGACTGCAAGCTCATACGCTTTTGAATTTAATAACTCAGCGTTATCGCTATGCTTAACGACAAAAGCCTCAAAAGACCTAATTGCTTTTTTAAAGCCTTGCTCTTTTTCTAAGCCTATTTTGTCTATTAAGTCTTGGATACTTAATAAGTGCAAATGAAGCTCTGTACCTGGTTTAAGTTTTGCGCTCATTAGTAACCTAATTCTTTTTTAATAGCCTCGCTTATAACCTCTTTGCGGTGTTTACGTTTTTCACCTCTTAGCTCCTCGTTATTTAGCTGGGCTTTACGATTTGCTCGTAGGATAGTCTCTACTGCTTTGTAATGCTCTGCTATTATCAGGGCGGATAGTACGTTAATTCCGTAGACCTCTTGCAAGGCTTTGCGTATTAACTTCTTAAAATTGTCGCGAGTCTCAGGGTAATCCCTCAAGAGCTGCTCTACTTGTTTAGTTGCGTTTTTCATTTTATTAATTGAATTATTTTGTTGTAATCTCGCTGCATTAATTTATTACTTTGTAAAAGGTCTGTTATTTTATCTATGGCGTGAAGAACGGTAGAGTGGTCTTTACCTCCGATATAAGCTCCTATCTCTTTTAAAGTTGATGAGGTGTTTTGCTTAGAGAGGTAACAGAACATATGTCGAGCGTCTACAAGGTTGCGAGGTCGTTTAGTACCTCTTATATCCTCTTTGGTTTCGTTGTAGTACATTGATACTATCTCCATTATCCTCTCAAAGTATAGCGGCTCTCCGTTGCTCATTTGCATCGTAGTACCTAAGCTATGTTTATCTCGCATTATTTCTATCCTTTCAGCCATATACCCGCACTTTTTTAAAGCCTTCTCGTAGTCAGCTATAAGCATCCCCATCGATATTATAGTCTGCTTGGCTTCTCCAAGCTCTCTCTTCATTATTCGCTCACTCATATTAACGTCTTTATATATTCTCTACTGATTTTTACTCTTTCTATTAATTTTTCTATAACTTCTATATCGTATTCTATATGAAATGTCTTTATCCGATATTTACTCTCTACATCTGAGTAGTCTTGCGGCTCTTCGTAGCTTAAATGCTCGGGAGTATTCATAAGTACGTAGCAAAGAGTCGCTTTGCGTTTACCCGTTAAGTGCATATAGACTTGTAATTGGTAGAAATAATCCGAGTTTGGTATCTCATCTTCGAATAGCGGAAAGGTAAAGCAGTCCCAAGAGCTTTTAATATCTACTATGGTATCCTCGAGTATTACGTCAGGAGTTCCGCAGAAATAGTCATCCTTAAAAAACTCTTCATTTTTTATCGCAAATAACCATCCAAGCTCTGCGGCTGCGTAGTCTATCGCTGAGTCTTCAACTTGGTTGCCTTTGTCAAGATACTTGCTTTTGATTTGCTTGCGTATGCCGTATATCTCAGACTTTAACCACTCCTCTAAATGGCTTTTAGTGGTTTGACTTAGCACCTCGCCTTTTGAGCGAGGGTTAGTCATAAGTTTGCCAGCCGATGAGGCTCTTTGCTTAAATTCCTTTAATTGCATCTTCGTATTTAGTTGCGTTTACGTTGCTTATCGAATAATGCTCTCTTAATTTTGCAAGGTTTATGCCTTTAGCGAGTGCAGCTTTCCAGGTGTTATCTCCTTCGTTAATCCAAGGCTTAGTACTTTTTACCGCTTGGCTTGCGGAGTTAGCGTCATCATCCTCCGCTTGTAAGCCTAAAAGACTTTGTAGGGTGTATCTTCTATAATACGTAACCGCAGAGCCTAACTTTTGCGGGTCATCCATATTAGGCAAGGCTATTGAACTTGTAACGCTCTCTCCTGAGTCAGTATCGATAATTTGCGAGGTCACTTCTCCGTTAATTATAGGTTGTAATAGCAGTAGACCATTTTTTTGTAAAAGTGGCTCTGTGTGTCTTAAAAGCCCGTTTATATCAAAGTACTTAGATTTAAAAAAAGGGTTTGTTTCGTCTTTGGAGATAGCTCCTATCTCTTTTTTGACTGCGGCAAGTTTGTTGTATATTGTCATTTTTGTTTATTTTTGCTGAGTTATTGTTAATGATTGTTTAGGGAGGTGGCTTTGGCTGCCTCTTTTTTTTGGTAGTAATCTGCTAAGGTTTTGCCGTTATTGTTGGCGTTACGTATAGCTACTTTTATTATCTCGGTTAGAGCTGGCTCGTTAAAGTTAGTAATCTTACGCTCTCCGCTTATAACGGTGTTAAGGGTATGTACACTAATTAAGTGTTTTTCAGATACTACCTGACGCTCAAAGCGAGTAGTGTTAGCTTTTATCGCTCTCGTTAGCTGCTTTCCTAAGTATGGTTCAAATTTCATATTATTATTTTATCTCTTAAAGTTGTGTAGTTTTTTATACGCTCGTCAAAAAAGAAGTTCATATCTTTATCCTCGTCGCTTGTACCCCAAGTACGTTTAGCTTCTCTTAGCTCTGCTATTGTTTCGTTAACCATAGCTGCTAAAATTATTTGTTCGTCCGTTGTTAGTGTTATTATCATAATGCAAATATAGTATTTATTTTTAATACAAAGTTAACTTTTAAGTTTATTTTTTTCTTTTAATTTTACGTCTATAAGTTCAAGAAGACAAGCAAAACCTATTACAAAATTTATAACTGCGTAAACCTTGCAGTCTACTAAAGCTACCGTAAAACCGAGAGGCATTAACATTGTGCCTACTTTTAATATTTCTTTTTTCATTTTACTAAATAATAACAATTAGAGGTTGCTAAAAAATTAAACCAGTCAGCATCTGTATTATGCTCAAGCTCCTCGAAAGTAGCTTTTGAAAATTGCGAGGTTCTAAATTTACTATCCTTTACTCTTATAGTAAAGGTGCGGTCTTTTTGGTTTGCTTTTACGTTCATAATTAAAATGCTGCTATTATAAATGACTCGTTATCTATTTTTATTACTTGTGTGTAGTCTGTTAAAACTTCTAAAGTAGGATAGTCGCTTTTATCATACTCGTTATGAAAGTCTTCTAAACTATCGTACTCTACAAACTCGCAGCATAACGCGATGACGTCTAACTCTATTTCTGTCCCGCAGTCTTCACTTAGCTGCTCTAAGTAATCAAATAAAGATTTTAAGCCTTGAGTAGAATATTGATTGCCTCTGCCAAATTCATTAAATTCTCTTTTAAAATCGTAGTAGTTAATTGTTTTTTTCATTTTGTTATTGTTATTATGAGGGCAAAAATAAAGTATTAAATTTTAATACAAAAGAAAAACTTTATTTATTTTTAATTTATTT